GTTTGTTGAGCCAATTTTTTTTTATTTTGTGTGAATGGAATGTAAATGGGAAATTCTGCACACGTTTCTGGTATTGCACCGAGATCCGTGGTTATTAAAAGTTGTCCCGCTGCTAATGATTCCATAGCAGATATACAAAATGTTTCTTCCCAAATACTAGGAAAACAATTTACATCGTAGTCTTTAAGTTTACCAACCAGCTCTTTATGGTTGCAGTAACCCATATAATTTACATTTGGTAAGCTTTTAGCCTTTTCATAAAGTTTTGTATATTGATTGTCATTTTGTTCTTTAAAAGAAGTACCATAAATTATTGTACTTGAATAAACATCTAGTGTAATATCTTCATCTTTAATGGCTTCCATTGCATCTAATACAACTTCTAATCCACGCCAAGGTGTAGATATATAGCACATCTTTAATTTTTTCTTTGGTGCAAAATCTTCTTTTAATTTTAATTCATCATAATCAATTGCATTTTTTATTACTGTTGATTGATCTTCAGGTATCTTAAAAAAATATCTATACTTTTCAAATGTCCAATGAGAATTAAATACATACCAATCATACTTTTTATGATTATCTTTGTTTTTAAACCAACCCTGAAGATTGGGTTGATCATATGAATTTTTAATCCATAATATATTAGACTTAATAGGATCTAATGGCTCTTTCTCAGGGACTGATGTAGTAATTTGAACAGAATCTAAAACACCCTGGTCAACATACTTTTTTAAATAGTCGTATTGTATTTCGGTACCACCGTAAGGTTTCATTACTTGGTTTTACCAAATACCTGAAGAGATGCAACTGTTATTTTTTGGTTGATTTGAAGATCATCAGCAACAGTATCAGTGTTGGTATCAGCAACATCATTATCAAAATCATCTTTGCTAGCATACACTTGACCTGTTCTTTTATTTTTTATTTCTTCCTCAGCTTTAGCTGGTAATACAGGTACTTCTTCACCATCAACTATTATTGTTTTTTGTGTCATTGTTTTCTTCCTTGACGATTGTAAGGTTTATAACATCTTTTTTTGTGTTTGTTAAGACTCTTAGTGTGACGTCTAGGACGCTTTCTAGGTTTAGGTCTAGGTGTAAAATTAACAAATTTTTGTCTAGCCATTTTCTTGAGATCTATCTATTAAAGCATAACTTATTACACCTTGAATTTTATCACTAGCAGTTGCTGCTTGAATTTTAACTATGTCTCCTGCTTCAAGATTTAAAGGTTCAGGTGTAGCATTAACTTGTGTTTTTGCTGCTACATCGTCTCTAAAAAATTCATATTCTGCGTTAGAGTCTGATGAATCTATAAAACTCATATTTACTAATATAGCTGAAGAAGCATCATTGTTCGCACAAAAAATACTTTTAATAATTATAGTTGCATCAGTAGGACAAGTTAAAACAGTATTTAAATTTGTATCTGATTGTTTGTATCCTTGATTTTTGTATCTTATTGTCATGACATAAAGTAATTAAATGTTTCTTGATCATTTTTCAAGTCTTGTTGATATGTAGTATTAAGTTGATTTTCAACAGTAGCAATGGCTTGGTTGATTTGTCTGAAGCCTTCTTCAGTATATTCTTTAGGTGGTTCAGGTACATATACATTTATTTTAGCCATTACCTTCTACCGTCCACATTAATATCTGCTTTAAATGTACCAAATCTCCATGTTTCATTGTTTGCAGTATTTTCTATTTTAAGATTTGCTAATCTTCCCCTAGCTCTTGTGTCTACTTTTTGTGTAGTATTATTTATAGTAAAAGGTCCAAGTTGTGAAGAACTACCTGCATCAATAGGAAAATCTTTTAAAAATATAGTTACTACTGCATTACCCTGTAAATTTTTAAAATCTGGTAAGAATCTACTTACACGCATAATATATTCACCCTCACCCTCCACAGGTAAATCGAAATCACCTGATTGTATAAATGCAGCTATAGGTGTTTCAGAACCATTTAAATCAATTTTATTAGTTCCTGTTTCATGTGAGAAATATTTGGTTGCACCAAACTTATTTGTTGCTCCGCTCAAATTTGTAAAATTTGGAATTGCTGTAGAATCATATTCAGTTGCATACGGTAGATCATATGTAGATGCGTCATGATAAGTGCTTCTAGCTAAAGTCATTACAGACCAAGTGTTTTCAACATAATTATAAACAACTGATCTATTATTTTGTGTAGCAGGATTACTTAGTGGTGTTCCTGATGGGTAAAACCAAACTATCTCGTTAAATAAAGAGTTATGAGATGCGTAGATAATTTCATTAGAAGAATAATTTATCCCAACATTTGTTCCAGATGTTGTAAATACAAAATCTTCTACTAAGGAAGGTAGTAGTTTTACTGTACCGTCAAACTTAAAAAATCCACCACCCGTTCCCATCCAAAATACTTGACCATCAGCATAGACTACTGAATGTTGACCTATACAGCCACAATTAGATCCTACCTGTCTTATTGAAAAAGTAAAAGGTGGACCTACAAATTGCATTGTATAAGCAGCTTGGTCTGTAAGAATTAAATTATAATCTTTACCAGATACAGCAGCAACAATTTTGTTACCAGTATCAAGTCTAAATGTACCTGCAGTGTTAACTGATGTAGGTTGATATTCACTAAAGTTTTCTTGATCACTAAATCTTATAAACATTGGATCTTGAGTAGTCGCATCTCCAACAGTAGTTTCTGTTCCAAAATGAACAACGTGTCTATCTCTATCAGATACAATTGTTAATCTTGATGATGTTGGTGCATTAGTCATAACAGTAGCTCTGTTAGTAAGAGGGTTTGCTGCTCCAGCATTCCATACAAAAGTTTTACCATCTTTGACTGTAGCAATTAGTTGTTGTCCAAAGTTATCTAAGGACCATGAACCTGGATCAAGTATTACTTGTGAAGAGGTTGTTTGATTACCCCAACCTACATTACCCCAAGTAGATGTACCCCAACCAAAACCATACGTTTGAATTGTAGGGCCTATCTCTTCATAAGGATTTATAGATGCAGATCCTGTGCTTGACATTGGAGTTCCTGTTTCTGTGGTTTGCATAGTAATAGTAAATGAATTTGTTGTCGTAGTAAGTATTTCAAAAGTAAAAGATGTAAAGTCAGTATCAACAAATGATGATGTGCCAGGAATAGTGACAGATGAAAACGTAACATATTCTCCAACAATTAAACCATGTGAACTTTTGTTAACAGTAACTGTGCTTGAACTTGAACTAGATGTAAATGTAGCACCCGTAATAGCTGTTTTTAAAGGTGTGATATCATAGAAAGCATCTTCATAATAAATATATAAAGCTTTGGATGTTCCTAATGCTGCGTATTTTCTTCCCTCTAGATCATTCCAACAATGTTGAGCTCTAGCAGGACCTGAGATTGTTTTTTGACCGATTGCTAAAAAACCACCAATTTTTTCAGGTTGACCATATCTAAACCTCACAAAATCACCATCTATCCATTGGCCTTCAGCTCCAGAAGGTGTATCAGACTTATTTAAACCTGGGACTATTTTAACATTTCTTAATGGCATAGAACCATTTTACAACACTTTACAGCTTCTTCCAAGATGCAGGAGAAGGTATGTTATGTTCAGATTTAACACCGTCTTTCATAGTTATCATAATATCTCCTGATATAGATATACGAGGTGTATCAATAGGGTTTTTTCCTGTCTCGTGAAATATCATTGACGGAAATATAATTATATTACCATCCTCAGCAGGATATTCAGCTTTGGCAAAATTTGTTTCGTTCCACTTTACAAAATATGGATCTCTCCTTGGTATATTTAACCCAACCTTATGAGCTTCATCATCTAACAAAAAGAGATTACCTTGATCTTTTGCTTGGACATAATAAACAAATGAATAATGACTACTCATATGTCTGTGGTACGAAATAAATTGATCTTTTGTAGAATATGTAGCCCAAGACTTTGTAATGTAAAATTCTAATATATCTATATTATAATTTTGTAAAAGCATTGCACCTCTTATACTTTGCTCTATTTCATTATAAAGTGAATTAAATCTTTTATCTAAATGTAAATTATCATCTATTGATTGTAATTCTTTAGGTTTTATGTCCGTGGTTCGTGAATACTGTGAGTTGGTTGGTGTTATATTTTTTGATATAATAGGTATTAATTTTTTATTTATTTTTTCAAAGTTTTTTATTTTACTTATATAAACAGGATAACCA